GTCCACCAGTGAACGCCGGTTCACCACCGCATGCAGCAGGTCGCCCATCAGCCACAAGAAAAAGCGCTGGCGCTGCTCAAAATGGCGGTAGGTTGGTCCGCCCGCGGCTTCAGCCGTGGTGCGCGTGGATCCCTCCGGTTCGGCCAAAAAGTGCATCGGGATTCCCGCCCCCGCAGCCAGCATCTTCTTAAGCGCCAGCCCGTCTTGTGCAGCATCGTCCGATTCCAACCGCGGATGCAAAGCCTCCCAGCTTTCGTTCTCGTCCGTCACCATTATCGAACCGGGCGAGGGCGGCGCCGCATTCAGCGCAGATTGTCTGGCCCGTCTTTCGACCTCGCTGCTAAACTTGGCATGCACCACATACAGAAAGGCGGTACGGTAGCGGTTCAGGCGCGCCCGGTCTTCTAGCCAGGCGGCGTATCGGCTTAGCCAGCGCAGCACCGGCGCCAGGTCAGATTCTCCCCATTGCGCCCCCACCGGTCGGTTGATGGCGTAATGCAGCATCACCGCCTTGAAGCCGCCGTCTGCATTCAGCGTTTCGCTGCGCACATCATATGCCGGCCAGATGGTATTCAGACTATCCTTCCAGTTGGGCTGCATTTCAAACGACACTTCCTGATCCAGATCGTTCGGTTTTGAATGGATTTGCTTGACCTGTGTGGCTGGCACGGCGCGCACGTAACTCATGCCGGAGGCATCCGTGGTCAGCAGCAGAAACAGGTTGCCGCTGCGCGTCAGTTCGTCGCACCATTCATACACTCTGATGGGCAAACGGTTGAGCGGATGCTCCCAAAAGCTGCGCAGAAAGGCCGCCGTGGCCGTGTGCGGGCTTGAGTAGGTCACCCCGCCGCCCACCACGTATTGCGAGGTCAGCCCCACGATCCGCCTTGCCAACGGATTCACCCGCCAGGCTTCGAGCGCCTGAAGCTGAATCTCCTCCCGGTCAAACGGATAGCGGTCGGTCAGCGAATCACCGCTGCGGCTGCCCGTCAGAAAGGTGTTATCCGTCTCGACCTGTGCCAGCGCCTGACGCACTTGATGGTCGATCAAGGGTTGAAACAATCGTGAAAGCAGATTGCGCCGTCCGTTCATGTGGCCCCCAGTTTGAAAAGTTCTTCAATTGTCCCTTGAAAAAAGTTGAGATCCACTTTGGTGGCCACGCCGGCAATCTTGCCCGCGCTGGTGTACTGCCAGAAGCGCCATCCCACCCACGGATAGATCTGATAAGGCCAGCCGGTGGTGTAGTGCGCCAGCCACAGCGGATAGTCCACTGCCCAATCCACCTGGGAATATTTCAGCTTATACCCCGAGAGCACGGGCACGGGTAGATAAGAGTTCCAGAAGCCGGGCGAGACATAAATAATGCAGCGTCTTCCGGTCAGGTTGTACATTTCCTCAATGAAGATGCGCACGGCTTGATTCAATCCAGTCTTGCCCAGGCCGGGCGTTTCAATATCAATACACGGTGGCAGCGTGGGTGCATCCACCGCGTTTTCTTGCAGCGTCCTGGCGTAGTGCCTGGCCTGCTCAAGCGGATCGTAGCGCGGCAAAAAGAAATGATACGAGCCTGGCAGCACCCCCGCCTCCACCGCCCCGCGGATGTTCTCCTCGAACATCGGGTCGCTGAAACCCACCCCTTCGCTCGCCTTGATAAAAGCGAAGCGCGCCCCTGCCTTCTTAACCATCCCCCAGTCAATAAACTCCTGGTGGTGGCTGACGTCAATTCCGTAGATCATGGTGTACCCCTTTCTTTTTGAGTTCTGAGAGCCGAGAACCGAGAACTGAGAGTCGTAAGAACAGTAACTTGATGCTCCATAACTATCTCTATAAGTCATTGGTTTATACGGTTCTCTGTTCTCTGTTCTCTATTCTCTGTTCTCTATTCTCTACTCTCTGCTCTCAGAATTTCCCATCCATATCGCGTAGTGGATCTGGTGCTTCCACGACGAAAGCCGCACCAGCACTCCGAAAATCCATCTTCTCCAGCACCGCACTCAATGCCGCGGATGTCACCCAATCGTCATGCAGCGGTTCTCCGCTCACCGGGTGCCTTGCGCTGTCTGGCACACTCCACTTCATCGTGCGCTTCGTGTCGTTGCTCACCTCATACTGGCACGCGGAAAGCTGCGCGAAAAATTCATTCTGGTAGCGCACCTGCTCATCGCCCGGCAGCTCGGCAAAGACAGGCTCCTGCCAGCGGCCTGAATCCACAATCGCCAGAAACTCCCATCCCAACGCGGATTTTGACGTACTGTTGAACGTGAACGGTGTCACCCGCCCGGGCAGGGCGCGGTCCAGAAAGGAGGCCAGACCCGCGCCCACACCCGTGGCGTCCACCACTAAAACCCGCACCTTCCACGCCACCGCAATATCGCGGATCGTCGTTTGCAATGAAACATGATTCGCCCCGATCCACTGCCAGCGCTTCACCGGCAAATAAACCGGCAGAGCCTTACCATCTTCCCCGTCGAGACGGATTTCCACCAGTGTCAGCGCCGTCGCATCCCGGCTCGGGTTCGCCATGCTCATCGAGCCGTCAATTCCGCGTACCCCTTCATCTTCGCCGGCCACATCCAATAACAAGGCATACAAACTATTTGGTTGTAAATCTGAAGGGGTCGAATGACCCTTCATTAAGGCTTGTCGCTCGGTGGGGAACATCCCGCCCTCGCCGTCAACTTCCTCAGAGTAATACTGCGTCCGCACCATGGGGTGCGTTCTGCCGAAGCGCGCAACCTTCTCTTCCACATGCTTTTGGTAAGCCTCAACTTCTTTAACGACATCCTCCGCCGTCAGCCTGAACACCCGCCTGATGCCGTCCTTCTTTTCGGCCTCCTCCGCGGCGCGTAACTCGCGCGCCAGCAGCGTCGTGCTCGTCCAGGCCGTGCCCCAAAACACATGCGTCGCACAGGTCGAAGCGCTCATCGGCGCAATGTCACGGTCATACTTCTCAATACTCACCTGCTGTGCTTCATCCACCTCAAGCAAGCCTGAGGCCGTCGCCCCCACAATATTGCTCCCCGTCGCCGCGGAGAGGAAGGTCAATCTCGACTGTCCTACTTTATAGGCATTGTTGCCGTCCTTTTGCCACAGGTACTTCACCATGATGTTCTTCCGCGCCACCTTTTCAAACCGGTGCATCCCCGTTTTTGCCTGCGGATCCTTCGTCGGCGTTACCTTGATCAATTCCGAGGTTTCCTGCGAGAGCAGCGCCATCAAAAACACTTCCAAATGTGCCTGCAGCTCGTTCTTTCCCGATTGCCTCGGGAACATCACCACAAACGACAAACCGCGCTCGTTCAATACCGAATGAAACACAGATTCCATCACCCCTTGCTGATACCGTCTCAGCTTGATGCCTGATGCGAACCGGGCAAACGCCTGGGGCTCTCGCATTAAAGTCTTGATCAAAATCAGGGGCGAAGTCATTGAATCTCGGCTTTCTTTCGGCTGGGGTAATACTTCTTCACCATCTGCTTGAATTCCGGCCATTCTTCTTCCAATTCCTGTAAAGCCTTTGCCATCATATCGGCAGGCGTTCCTTCCACACAATCAATCTCATTCTTCAACTTCAGCGATTGCGTAAGCGAAAGTGTCGCCTTGCTCACCGTATTCAGCAGCTTTGTCCTATCAGACAGCAAGACAGCTTCATCCTGATGGCCAATCGCCGCGCGGATCAAGGCTCTCAAAGCCTCAATCTCCTCATCCAACCCCTCCCGCTTCTTCACTTCACTTTTTGAGACCATGTCACTCCTGCATTTTCAAGCCGTAATAATGGATATCCATGTTTTACAATTCTCGGTTCTCGGTTCTCGGTTCTCGGTTCTCGGTTCTCGGTTCTCGGTTCTCGGTTCTCGGTTCTCGGTTCTCGGTTCTCAATTCTCGTTTTTCGCATTTAGAACACTTGTACTATCTACTAAATCAATCATCTCATAATCCAAAGAAAATGGGTCTTGCCACTTTGGCGAATTTTTAAACAAAAAACTTGCCAAATCGGCAAGTTTTTAACTCAACTGTCATTGCGAACCCCGCGTACTTTGCGGGGTGTGGCAATCCCCACCAAGGTTTCCCCTT